CGACAACCCAATAGAATAAGAAGATTATGCGGTGGAAGGCCGGCAGGACGACGATTAAGAACCGATGCCGGGCCGATGGGGGCATGATGGAGACACTAGTAATCGCGGGCGCGTGTGTAATAACGTTTTTTTTGGGTTTTTGGTTACATTTGCGTTGGTCGTTGCAGTTTATAGCTGAACAATTCCAGATTCTTGACTCAAAAATTGCTGAAGCTCTAACAAAAACGATTGAAAATTTACCAATTGGCGACATTGAGCCGGTAAATCCTATACAAATGATGATTATGCAATTAATTCAAGATAATATGGCTAAGAATCCAGCCAAAATTATTCCGAAAGACGAAAAAGGGTTATTTACCGCCGATAAACCCGAATGACGCATGGCGCGACGTAAAACTAAGACAAGAAGGCGACAAAGCCGCATGTTTAGCATATTGAATGCGGTCGAAGCGTACACCTACGCAACTATTCTTTCGACCGGAGTTATGGGGTCTTCACCTTATGGCTTTTTGACCGGAAAAGCAGATATTGCTATGGTTCCCGCCGGTTCATACGGTGCATCGTTAGAAAGCGGCCTCTCTATGATTGGCGGGTCTGCGTACAAAGGCGCAACATCAATTTCTCTAAGTGAGATTGTTCAATCACCGGACATAGCACTCGGCGCTATGGCTCAAAACTTTGAACAAAACTATCAAGCAATGGCTATACAGTCGTTATTGACTTCTGTTTCCTTTAAGTTTGGAAAGCGACTCCTTCGCAGACCAATTTCTAACGTAAATCGCAACATTATGAAGCCGTTAGGTATAGGAGTTAAACTGTGAGGTGAAAAAAATGGCGACAAATACAGTAAATGGAGTTTTAGTTTGCTCAGATGGGACTAACATTCCACTAAAAGCAGAATTAGCCGAAGGAACTGAAAGCGACCTTACGACCGATACAACTTATACGGTCAGCGCTCAGAACATTGGAGACTACGCACAAGGCAAGACCGTTACTTCTGGACTTGTAACATGCGACAATGGCGTCTCATACGCATACATTCTCCGTCAAGGATTGGTTGCAAGCATTATTCCTGTCGGTTTGAAGGGTAGCGCATTTCAGGCCTCCCCGCTATGCGCCCCCTTCAGACTACAAGCTGGAGACAAACTTAGAGTAATGAACAACACAGCCGCCGACCGTGAGGCTGCACTATGTGTTTACACTCGTTCTGGTACATCCCGAATCTTTGTAGTTACTCCAACAGGCGCAGCAACTAACGAATTGGTTGATTTGCAAACTTCTAACTCAATTGGAGATACGCTTCAAAACGAAACAATTGTAAAAGCGTTTTGCACAAGCGTTGATACCTCAAAAATTGAAACACCAGGAGCGGTTGTTGTTGATTCGTTAGGAAACGTAGTTGGTGCTGTACCAATGGTAAGCCCCGGCCCAATGCAACCATTATTCAACACATACAGCATCCCTGTAAATCTAAATTTCAAGGCACAATTCCTAACCAACGCATGAAGGTGAGAAAATGCCGAAGATGACTAAAACTCAAGCAAGAAGGCGCTTGAAAGAAATAATGAGCAAAGCAAAAAGGCTTTACATGACTGATTATATTTCTACTAAAGACCTAGAAGCAATTGAAAGAATTGTAAAATTAAGAATGAAACAATGTTAGTGGTAGTATGCCTTTGCCGGATGCAAGCAGTAGAGAGGCGCGAGTCTATGCGCTCCTAAAAGGCCAAACTTTAGAACAACTAACGGGTCAATTAGCAGCTGGAGAGTTTTTGCCTGAGGTAGGTAATCCTATTAGCGTCGAAGAATTAAACGAAGACGAATTAAGAAGGTTAGTTTTAGTCAAATTAGCAGTCGAAAGTGTTCGAGCAGATTGGACGGGGTTGCTAACATGAGTCCTTTACCAGATGCAAAACCCGATAAGCGCATTTACCAATTATTGAAAACTACAGATTTGCAAAATTTAACATTTTCAGATTTTCAAAAAGTAGCCGAAACCATCTATGCGGAGCAGGGCGCAGAAGATGAGTTAAGGCGAATTGTGTTAATTAATCTTGCAAGGCTATCGGTAGCCGGCGAATGGAATGGATTAACAAGCAGTAGTAGCGGTATGACTTCTTTCGACATAACAGGTGATAGTGGTTCAGCACAAACTGTAACTAATTCTGATACCGTAACGATAGCTGGAGGCACGGGAATATCAAGCGTTGCATCTGCTACTGATACAATAACTGTAAATTTAGATAATATCCTTCCAGACCCGAGCGGGTCTTATACTCGAGCGTCAGTCACAATAGACCAACAAGGACGCGTTACCGCTGCAAGTAGTGGGTCAACTCCAACAGATACAACCTACGATTTGAAAGCCGCTACAAGCGGTACTGACGCCGAAATCCAACTTGACGCAAGCGCGGGAACAGATTCTGCGGTCAAGTTAGCAGCGGGAACCAATGTAACGCTGACCGAATCAGGAGGCGATACGATTACTATTGCCGCTTCCGGCGGTTCTCCTACTTTTAGTCCGGTTTTAGCAGGTAAAGAACCAACTTCTGATTTATCCTTGTTTATGGTGAGTAGCATGGGTTTACAAAATCCAGTAAGTGGAGGCTTTGGGACTTATGGAATGTCCACAACTCCTGCCTGTTGGCCTTTTCAAGCACCAAAAGACGGCAATATAGACCATATTTCTTTAGATATAACTAACGACGGTTCGGGTACGTTAAAATGTGCTATTTACAGTGATGATGAAGGTTTACCTAACTCTAAGTTAAGCGGCGACATGACTTATGTTGCGGGTACTTCTGGAACGGGAAGATTAGATTTAACTCCACCAACTACTACTACTTTGGAAAAAGGCAAACAGTATTGGTTTATGATTACAGAAAGTCCGTCAGGAACAATGACTGTTCGTTCAAGAGATATTACCTCAGACTTCGCAGTTTTACCAATTTCTAAAACATCGTCTAACCTATTAGTATCTCTTCCTCATTATCTGAATGTTACATCATCATCGGGCGTGTTACCTGCTACCGTTAACACTGCAAATTTAACCGGAAACACAAGCGCGAGCAATCCCGTTTGGGGGATTGTCTATGCCTAAGCCAAAACCCGACGAAGTTATTCGTCATGAATTAGTGATGGGCCGTTCTGAGCGAGAGTTGCTTGAAACGATTACAACTGCATATACAGTTAACAGAGTCCTATCACCTTTTGCAACATTACTATCCTCTACAGCTGGTGTCTTGTTAGTTGCAACTTTTCTTCTACAATACTTAGAACAATATCTACCGGAAAATTGGTCAGAAATGGACGATAATCAATTAGCAGACTGGTTTGAAACTCAGAATATTGCTGGAGCAGGTTTGGGGGCCACAGTGGGTGGTCTTGTTGGATTGCTTTTTGGACCATTTGGCGGATTAGTAGGAGCAGGTATTGGAGCCGTTGGTGGAACCGTAGCAACTGAAGTCGCTGAAGAAGCATACGCAGACCCTTTCGGGCCTGCTTCTGTTGCATTAGGCCCATTTGCATCAATAGTTAGAGGCGCTAAAACTTTGGAAATTGTAATTGATAAATTGCAAGAATGACCCTCTAATGGGGGGTAAAGTGGTCATTTAGCCCATTTCTTGCGCATTTTACTAATAAAGGATTGAGTTTTTTTCAACTCGTTGCGTTCTCTACAAACTTCACCGTATCTTTGCATTAACCGTTCATGGCTTTCAACAAACTCAAAAATTCGCTGCTCTATTATTTTTGGATTAACTCTATGCCCGGTTCTGTACAAATTACCTTCTTCATCAGTCCAATCTGTACAATTAAAACTTGTATACCATTCAATACACCCACTAACAAACTTAGACTTTTTACCACGCTTGACAGTTTGTACTGCTTTGCTTGCATCAGTGCTTAACGTAAACGAATGAAGATTATTTCTCGGCATCTTTTTTCCACCTCCTCTTTCGGTATTGTCTAACTTTATGTTCAAGCGTTATCATTACTCGTCACCTTCTACACTGATTCTTAATCCGTAATGTAAAAATTCAGTATTTAGAATATTCATAATTCGGTCTAAGTCGTTTTCATGCACTAACAATTCAATTCTAACGTGTTTAATGTTCATGCTTTACCCACCAACCTATGCGTTCCACCAGCTCCGCAAGTCATTCTTTGATACTGCTCAACTTCTTCAAACGTCTTTGCGTTACATTCTAACCCACATTTACGACATATTAACTTCATCTTCTACCCCATCCGATAATTCTTCTTGATATTCATATGCAGAAAATTGTAGAGTCCAACCGCTATCCTCTCCAAAAATTTGCTCTAATGAACACCATGTATGCGCTTTAGGTGTAGGCCATACATGGTCGCCTAATCCAATCATAGGTAATTTGTATTCTAAGTTAAGGACAAACTCACATATTGTAAAAGGAAAACCATTGGAATTTGTTATGGTTTTACCAATTAAATCGTAAAACTGTATTTCTCCATATCGCATTTTATTCACCGCTCATCATTTGGTCAAATTCGCTAAACTCTTGTACTATCTCAAAATAATTTTGTATGCACCAATTTAGAAAAGTCTGGGAAAACCCTGCTTCTTCTCGGCATTCTTTCCATATTCTGGCTAAATAATCTCCAATTGGTTCTTCATTTTCTGTCGTCATTGTATTACAACCTCGTTTATGGGAAGGGGTGGCTATATATTACAGTTGCGCCAAAAGGCGCGACCACCGCAAGCAAATCTTTGATTTGCGTTGCTCTTGCAATAGAGCCTACGCTGGTTGTACATCCGACAACCCAATAGAATAAGAAGATTATGCGGTGGAAGGCCGGCAGGACGACGATTAAGAACCGATGCCGGGCCGATGGGGGCATGATGGA